TTTCGGTATCTCGGCAGCATGGGCGGTGCGCCAGATGAAAACAGACTGGCAGTAGAAAATAAGGAGGATAGAAAATGTTCGAGAAAGAGATTGATGAAATTTACGAACTTTGTAAAAGAGTTGTGAACGAAGTTCCGACAGCAAGTGTCACATTCAGTTATTCAATTTATGACATGCACGTATGTGGACTCAAAAGGAAGGAAAATGTTAATCTTCCCGAAGACGTGTTTAAGTGGGATTTATATCAGAGCGTATCTTTTAATCCATTTTTCGAGAAAGGAAGCCGTGAAAAGCTTAACAAAATCAAAGCTTTCTTGCTGGAACTTCTGATAGATGGGAGGTGCCCGTTAGATGTTGAATCAAATGGAGCTGAAACTCCTGCCGACAATGGAACTGATAACGACAGTAAATGAGCTTCTGTCAGAGCTGAATAAGCGGAAGCAGTACATTATCGACTGGGAGAATCCGGACATGTATCTTAATCATCTGGAATATCACAGCGCCAGCGGGTTGCTTCCAGGAGGCGGCATTGATCCCGCAAGGGGGGATGGTTCTGATAATGTTTACTGTTTCTTCAGTGAGGTGGAAAAAGATGCAGGAGAGGATTAACGAGATTCTGAGATTGATTGATATACAGCTTGCCACAGTCCCGGATAATCCCATTGAAGAATCATATAAGGCAAGAACATTGGCAAGCTACGTACAGGCTCTAAATGGGCTTTTAGTGGCTCAGAAATCATATAAGGAGGAACAAAAATGACTGAATTTGAAATCCATATACCGGCACGTAAAAAGGCAGTAGTGTCAGAACGAGACATGGCGGTAAAAGTGACCGGGGAAGCGTATAATGCGTTGACAGAAATTTACAATGAAAGCACTTTATCAATGCGCCAGATTGCAAGTCTTCTGATTGTAGAAGGTAGCAAACATATCGTATACGACAAAGCGGAGGTGTGAGCTATGGCAAACTTAATTGGAATCATGGGTGAACCCGGAAGTGGTAAAAGTACATCCCTTCGCAATCTCAATCCAGAAGAAACTTATTACTGTGATTGCGATGGAAAAGGCCTGAATTGGAAAGGGTGGAGAGATCAGTATTCCGCTGATAAAAACAATTATGTAAAGACCAGTTTTCCGCAGATTATAGTCAAATATCTTTTAAACATTGCAGAAAAAGCACCACATATCCATTATTTCGTTGTTGATACCGTAAATAACTTAATGGTATCAGACGAAATGAGAAGATGCAAAGAGAAAGGCTATGACAAGTGGATGGACCTCGCCTCGAGCATCTGGGACTTGGTAGATATTCCGTCAAAGCTTAGAGATGATCTGACAGTGATCCTGCTGTTCCACACGCAAACAGAAATGACTGACGCAGGCTATGAGTTTACCAGAATCAAAACCAATGGAAGAAAGACTGAGAAAAACAACATTGACAGTAAATTCAACTGGTTGCTCAGATCAATGAAACAGGATGACACCTATTGTTTTTCAACCACTTCTCATAACGACACTGCAAGAACGCCACTGGGAGCATTTGAAGAGGAATATATTCCGAATGATATTGTGAAGGTCATTGAAGTTATGAAGGAGTTTTGATGAGAGAAAAAAACTGGTATGTATTTTTAATAGGCCGGTACGCCTATCGGATAAGATGCGAGTCGCATTATATCCATCAATTATACCGTGATAAAGCAATTCGTGAGTACAGGAAATGCGCGAGCAAAGAAGAAGCCATTTCTATGTGCTATGACTATAACAAATATTTAAAAGGAGATAAAAAACATGGCAATTAAAAGATTTGGAGATTACGAAAAAACACAGGCTTACGGAGATTATGACGTGCTTCCAAAAGGTGGGTATGTTGTAAAGATTCTTGGAGTCGAAGTTTGTAACAACAGTGTAGGCCAGTATGTAAAAATCAGCTGCGATATTGCAGAAGGCGAATATGTGGGCTTCTATGCAAAAGAATATAAAGCCCAGCAGAGTGAGGATAAGAAATGGCACTGCAATTACCTTCTGAACATTCCGAATGATGACGGATCAGAAAAAGATAACTGGACGAAGAGACGTTTTAAAACATTTACAGAAGCCCTTGAAGAATCCAATCCGGGATACCACTTTGACTGGGATGAACAGAAATTCAAAGGCAAAATTGCTGGCGGTCTTTTCAACGAAAGAGAGTACGAGAAAAACGATGGAAGTGTTGGAAGGGCCACCAATTTGGCAGCCTTCTGTAAAGTCGATAAAATCCGCTCCGGTGATTACAGACTCCCAAAAGACAGAGTTTTGAACAGTAATAATTCTTCACGCACTAATTCAGATGATTTCATGAGTGTTCCAGACGGTGCAGATGAGGAGATGCCATTCAACTAATGGATATTTTCGATCAAAAAGAAGTCTTAAAGTCTTTCCAGATTCTTGTTGATTCCAGGGAACAAGCGACCGAACGAGCGGAGAAGCGGTATAAATCCTTTTCCGCTCCATATAGTCGAGCAACATTGGATTATGGCGATTATACCTATAATGCAGTGTTGCCAAGTGGTAAGTTGCTGTTTGATGTCAATAGCACAATTAAGCCATTCTGCGTGGTGGAACGGAAAATGAATTTAGATGAATTGGCTGCATGTTTTACCAGAGGACGCGAGAGATTTCAAAGAGAGTTCGAACGGGCATTAGATCAGCAGTGTAGGATTTACCTCATCTGTGAAAATTCGAGCTGGGAAAACCTTTTGAACGGTAAATATCGAAGCAAATTCAACTCCAATGCGTTTTTAGCTTCCAGTGTTGCATGGATGGTCCGATACAACATGAATGTGGTTTTTTGCAAAGAGGAAACATCTGGAAGACTGATAAAAGAAATTTTATACAGAGATTTAAAAGAAAGACTTGAAAGGGGTGAGTTTGATGGTTGTAAATTCGATTCAACTCACAGGTGATAGCAATGAGTGAATATCCGAGTATGTATGATGCGGCTATCGAATATGCCAAAAAAGGATTTGCTGTCTTCCCGTTAAAGTACCGCGATAAAGTTCCGCTTACCAGGAATGGATGTAAGGATGCAACTACAGACGCAGCTCAGATAAAAGCTTGGTGGCAGAAATATCCAAATGCAAACATAGGTCTTGCGACTGGTTCAGTTAGCCAGAATGTATTTGTAATTGATTTAGACATTGACGAAGATCGCGGAATAGATGGGTACCATTCACTTGAAGATTGGCAGCGTGAACACGGTGATTTCCCAGAAACATGGACAGCTATCACAGGGCGTGGCGGATACCATTTGTACTATCGTGGAAATGGTAAAATAAAGAACCGAGCCGGAATTATTGATGGTGTAGATATTCGTGGAAATGGCGGGTATGTAGTAGCTCCTCCATCAATACATAAGAATGGCAATCGGTATGAATGGGAATATTCACCGGATGAATTTGAAATTGCAAAGGCCGATAACAATGTAGAATACTTCTTGAGCCATGACGATCAGAAACAAGGCGCAGCTTTTACCATGCCAAATATCGTGGCAGCAGGACAAAGAAATCAGATGCTTTTTCGTTTTGCGTGTATGATGCAGGCGAAAGGAGCGTCGGATCAATCAGTGTTCGCTGCTACCATGGCTGAGAATGAAAGTTCCTGCTCGCCTCCATTAACTGAACAGGAAGTCAAAGTTATTGTATCAAGTGCGACTAGATATGATAAAGGAAAGCCCATTCACATTGACTCAGATGGGGTTGCAACGCAAGGGTGGAGGGAGCCGGAGTTTGATTTTACAGAAAAAGGAACAATGATTCAGAGCATTAAGAACATGTGTGAAGCCATTGAGTATGACCCTGACTTGTATGGACATATCAAATATAACGAGTTATCATACGCGCCCTTTGTTTGCGGAAGTCTCCCGTGGGAACATGTAAACATGTATAGGGAATGGAGCAACAGTGATGACAGCAATTTGAAGTCGTACATTGAATCAAAATACGGGCTAAAGAGTCTGGAGAAGATCATGGAAGCACTTAATATCGTGGCAAATAGAAACAGATTCAACCCTGTTGTTGATATGCTTACTGACATTCATAAGAATAAGTGGAATAAAAAGACCGGATATATCAGTAAACTACTTCCAGAATATCTGGGAGTGGAAGACACAGAGTATTCCAGGGAATGTATGAAACTGTTTATGTTAGGTGCGATCAGCAGGGCATTCCATCCGGGATGTAAGTTTGACTACATGCCAGTATTATACGGCTCACAGGGAATTGGAAAATCTACCTTCCTGAGACTTTTATCACTCAATAACGCATGGTATAATGACAACTTTAACACAGTTGAGGGTGATAAGGCTCCAGAGAAGCTCCGTGGTATGTGGATGGTGGAACTGGCAGAACTGCTGGCTACTAAAAAAGCAAAGGAAGTTGAGAGCATCAAAGCATTTCTAACGTCTACAGTAGACACGTATAGACCTCCATATGGCCGCAGAACGGAGCAGAGACCAAGAGTGTGTGTGTTTGCCGGAACAACCAACAATGACCGTTTCCTGACTGATAGAACAGGCAATAGGCGATTCCTCCCAATAGTCACGAGAAAGGAACATGTCCTGAAATCCATGTTTGATGATCCACAAGCCGTAGCATCAGACTTTACAAACGCTTGGGGAGAAGCCATGGAGCTTTTTGAAAAGGCCAATAGAACGCCTAAATTAATTCTTCCGAAGAATTTGCAGCAATATATAGAGGATAAACAGGAAGAATTTATGGAAGAGGACGTGAGGGTTGGGATTATTCAAGAATGGTTGGATCACACAACAGAGCCACGCGTTTGTGTTGCAATGTTATATGAGCAAGCGCTTGGTAACGAGGGCCGCAAGCCCACAAGGTTCGAGTCCAATGAAATTCACTCCATCATGCAGAACTGCATTGACGGATGGGAAAGGGAAAACGGCGGGAAGCGGGTGAGATGCGGAAAGTATGGTCCACAGATATGTTACCAAAAAGTCAGAAAATTAAGTGAATTTGAAAAAATGTGTGAGTGTGAGATACCATTTGAATGATTTTAGTTACGGCTAGTTACACTTAGTTACACTCTGAAAACACCCTCAAACCCTTATAAATACTGGATTTTTTACTTAGTGTAACTAATGTAACTAATATTTTACTATAAAGTATATTTTAATAATTATATAAAAAGGTAATTATAGGAAAAATTAAATACTTATGTTACACGTTACACATTCAAGGGAGAAGAAATGGCAAGTGTAAAGAAAGAAGATATTCCAATGATGGCAATGTTTATGCCTAAATTATGGGAATTAATAAAGGAGTTTTATTTGGTTGAACTCACAGATGAATATTCAAAAGCAGCCTATGACCGTTGCATAGAATTGATAGAAGTATATCCAGATCCATTGGCAAAAGAATTTGTTTTAGCATTTTGCAAATTTATTGATTCTAAACAAAGGGAGTTGAGAAAGAATGTACAACACAAAGAATAGATACGAACAGGGACAGGCCCTCAGAAAAGAAATCTACATGTATGTAGTAAGTTACTTTAAACTTGTTGGATACGCGCCATCGGTCAGCGAGATTTGCGAGAAAGTAGACGCAAGCAGAGCTACCATCTGGAGACATTTAAACCAGCTTATTGATGATGGGTTGCTTAAAACAGCACACCCCAGTACCGACAGAGCATATGCTCCAGTTGGGTACGGAATAAGAAAGATAAGCAAGGAGACAAAATGAAACTGTATGACATTGTTGCAGCAGACGGTGAATTTGTAGAGTCCTTGACGCAAAGAGAAATCATGAATAAATTCGGACTTACAAAATGCAGATTCCGTACATTCTTGGACAACAGCTATCTGATTGACGGCAAATATTGGATAGATGACTCTGCTGAAGATATGCAGGTGACTAGAAACGGATGTCGGAAGATGTTAAAACAGTTTGATGCTTTAACAGAAGACATAAGGAGGGCTGTTGGATGGGAAAGTTAAAAATCAAGCAGAAAAAGAAAGCATTCATTCCGTATACGAATCAGCAAGCCCATATGTTTGCGCAGTCTATCCAGAACTGCCAGAAAGAGCTTAAGGAAATGGAAAAGAAAGCCTATGAAGATGGATTTACTGTTGGTGAAGATTGGAGTAATACGATTAACACCGTCACAACTATGATGGCTCTGAGACGTTTATATGGCTTTTCCACGAAACGATTGATGGATGTGGTAAGAACTGCCAATGGGTATGTTGAAATGGCAAATAGGGGCGAAATGAGCGTTCTGAGCATGATACAGGACATTGAAGAGAACACAGATGTAAGATTTGACGAGATGAATAAGAATCTGGTTAAGAAGATGGGAGTATAGATGAAAGAAATAAATTATAAATCCGAAACAATCAAATTAAGTCAGTCCCTAAACAAAAAAGAACTGGCTATGTGGCAAAGCCTTAGCGATATGTACAGAGTATTTGGAGCTAATACGAAAGAAATGCAAATACCATTATCGTATTTACATAAAACCATGCATTTAAAGGCAGAAACGGAATCTGACATTGAAAAGATGATGGACAAATTATTATTTGTCGGAGTTTTTCCAGAGAATCCAATGAATTTTAGCGGACTTGTTAGTGGACACCTAGTTAGCGGTTCAAAAATCGAATTTGTTTCGGAAACCGGAAAAAGATATATCTATTATTACATAGAAAAAGTGTTTAATCCAGACCTTTTGTATGAAAATGAGATTCCATGTACCACTGCACAATAGCGTGTCAGTTGCTTACATGGGATAGAAAGTAGGAGGAAAGTAAGAAATGAAATTATATGTATATTTTTTGATAAATCAGTATGATAAATTCCCTGAATTTAGAGTAGAGGAACTTGAAGTCGAAGAAAAGCCGAAAACTTACGTAATTAAAGGCGATTTGCCAAAAGGTATTTATACATCACGTGTCAGAAAAGAAGATATTGGATGTTTTATTGACCGGTATGGAGAAAAAGTTTTTCTAAAAAGTCCAGATTTAGCTAAAGCAAAAGAAATTTTCTTGAAAAAATATGACTACCGAATATTGAATTTAAAGAAAAGCATAGAAAAAGAAGAATTAGTAAGAAAAATAATAAGTGAATTTGAGGAGGACACAAAATGTTAATCAGAAGTCAGGATAAAAGAATGATTGTAAATTTCGAAAATATTTGCACGGTATCAGCCTTTCCTGAAAAGGATAGTGAGGATATCTATGTCGAAGATGGCACAGGCTCACTCATGGTCGGAAGATATTCCACAAAAGAAAAAGCCATGAAGGTACTGGATATGATTCAGGAAGCATATTGTAAATTTATGTCGGTAAAAAACGATGATGCTTGGAGTGGGAAAGAATCCGTGTTTTATATGCCAGAGGATAGTGAGGTGGAAATATGAAAAGATCTGAAACAACAAAATTTCTTAGCAGATTGTTGGAAAAAAGCCGTTTTTCTGGTCCAGGTAAATACTGGGCTAGAGAAGTAAGCCTTGATTATGGCTACGCAGCAGGAAAGGCAAGAAGAGTAGATTACATGCAATTTATTCCGGAAAATCAGTGCTCTATCTCAGCAATCGAAAAAGGAATATTTGCATGCTATGAAATCAAAAGTTGCAAAGAGGATATTTACAGCGGAAATGGATTAAATTTTATTGGCGAAAAAAACTACCTTGTGACAACAATGGAGTGCTACAAAGAAATTTTACCTGATTTAAAAAATGGAAAATTTGCCCAACATATACGTGAGAATTTTCCGGAATGTTACGCGGAAATAGGTAACATGGGAGTAATGGTTGCAGTTCCGTATCAGAGAGATGTTGCAGAAGAATTTGAAAGCCCAACACCACTAGGTGAAGATGTGGAGAAATGGAGATTATCAGTTATTTTGAAGTGTGGACACAATGGTTCAAGAAAAAGATCCATGACAGAACTGTTGTTTTGCATGGTAAGAAGCGGGCATTGAGAAAGGATGGAATAATATGATACATATCAAAGAAAGATTAAAGCAGTACGCGGATAAATATTCGGACTGCTACAAATACGCTGGGGTGTATGTCAAAGTTATTCAAGATATGATTGAGCAGCTTCTGGCTGATCTGGAGCAGGATGAGAAAGAAAATGGTTGGATTCCGGTCAGTGAGAGATTGACAGAAACAGATGATTATATTCTTCTCTCTTTTGCGAATTACTCAATCCCAATAATCGGAAGATGTGAAAGAGATAAAGATGGCAATGGCATTTTTTACGCCGGTGACGATTTAATATCTTGTTTAGGTAATGATTTATATGTCAACGCCTGGATGGAATTGCCGGAGCGCTATAGGGAGGACGAATCATGATTACATTCTTATTAGGATTCGCCCTTGGAATCATAGTCGGAGTGGTTGGCCTTGTATGTGTGGCGATCATGTACGATAAACACCACCCAGACGATTAGAAAGGAGAACGGTATGCTGACAAGGAATAAAAAGCTGAAAGACTACGGTATTCCGGTAGAGGACATAGAAAAACTTAATACGATGCTGAAAGACTTCCCGGCAGAGTACGGATACCTGCTTTCCGGTGCCGCCTTGTCAGCTTGCCCGAAAAACACGGTGATAGCGGATATAGTTATCGAGAATATCTTGCACCGGAAAAGTTACAGGAAGATCAGCAAAGAAAGATATATCCCGATGAACCCGAAGGACTTTTATGGATACAGACGCAAGACTGTCGCTGTACTGTATGAGAGAATGCGGTTGTTGGGAGTGTGGGAGGAATAAAATATGCGGTTAATTGATGCAGATAAGTTGAAACATGTAATACATTGTGCATATTCTGATGATTTAGAGATTCTTGAAAAAATTGACGAACAGTCAACGGCTTTTGACGTAAATGAAATTGTAGAGCAATTAGAGAATTATTTATTTGAAAAATATTGCATAGAAGGAGATACAACAATTGATGAAATTATAAAAGGTGGTGGAATTAAATGAGCAGACTGATTGATGCAGACGATTTAATTGAATATATTAAAATCTGGGAAATTGGAAATAGTATTAGTTCCGACCAAAAAGAGTTTATTGACTGTATTAATAGACAACCAACAGTTTTTGATGTAGATGAAGTTGTTCAACGGTTGGAAATGTTAATCGAAAATAAAGTTTCAGAATCGGGTGACGATTGGTATACAGCTCAATGTCTGAATGAAGCAGTTGAAATTGTGAAAGGCGGTGGGAATTGAATGGGTAGATTAATAGATGCAGAAGAATTGAAAGAACGATTTTGTGAAGAAAACTGTGGCAAAAACAGATGTGTTGATCACATGGATAAATGTGCATGGATTTTATCAGTAGAAGAAAGTAAAACAGCTTTTGATGTGGACAAGGTTGTGGAGCAGTTGAAAACAAAAAAGGCAAGAACTGCTGCATTACAGAAAGCATCGGAGTATTTCGAGGGTGAAACTGATGCGTTTGAAGTTGCAATCAAAATCGTGAAGGATGGGGAGAGTTGAATGAGCAGTGCAAGTACAATATTCGGAACAAAAGCGTATGTATGTGCAAGATATTTTCTTAGGCCGGGAAAGTGCTTCAAATACATTGGCCAGCACGGCGAGGACGTCACAGAACACGTTTATGAAGTCATGGCATTATATCCGTACTGTGTCCTGCTAAGAGATACCAGAAACGGAGTCAGAACTTGTCCGGGATATAACACGCTGAGTCTGATGTTGAGAGGAAGTGAAGCGAGTGAGTAAATGGTATGTAAGTGTCGGAATGAGCTTATCAATTGATTATGACGATATTGAAGCCGATACAAAAGAAGAAGCTGAGGAAATAGCAAAAACACGGGCATCAGAAGATATTGACTACAATAACTGCGATTGTGAAGTTGACAGTATGAGCGTGTGGTCTAGTTTTAAGGAGGAAGAAAATGAGTAAATCAGTATTAGTGATTGATACACCAGAGAATTGCGGAAAATGTAAATTTATAAGCGAATTTTGGTGCAGAGCAATGAATGGTAGGAGAGTTCCAAACAATGATGTAATCCCCGGCTGGTGCCCATTGAAGCCACTGCCGGAGAAAAACACTACCGAGAATGATATGACGGATTATCAGTGCGGGATGGTCGATGGTCGAAATCAGTGCATTAATGAGATTGTATGAGAGGTAGAGTAGATGAGCAAGAAAGTAAAGTGTTGTGAATGCGATTCTTTTATGGGATGGGCTTTGCCAAGAGGGGTAGATAAAGACAATTACGAATATGCGAAAGAAGTTTTGAAGTTAGCATCTACTACAGGAATATGTGAATATACCATGAAAACCAAGGCAAGGTCGCATGAGCAGTATTGCAGAAAATTTAAAAAAGACAAGTTTTTAGAACGACATAACGATTTTTTTAAAGATGAAATTTTAAAACTTGAAAACATGATCAAGGAATATGAAAAAGAAAATTTTGTGGAAGTAGACGAATCATGGAAAGCTCATTTTATGAGAAGATTTCAAGAGGTGAAGTAGATGGAGAGATTAACAGAAAGATGTGATAAAGGCAACAAAAATAGAAGGGTCTGCGGTAGATATATGCATTAACCAAGTTTTGAATTTCCGTCTCTATGCGTACGATGATGGTAAAATTGCATGGATGAAACTTCCACAGGACATAGAAAAAAGAATATTAAATTTGAATGTTGATTCTTATAAAATAAAATCTTATTCAAAAGAATCAGTCTATGTAAACATTGAGATAACAGACATAGATAAAGACGGAATATTTATTCGAAATTAGTAAAAATGAGAGGAGTGATAGCTATGCCAGATAAACCTACACCAGACATAACGCCAAACCTTGCTATATCAGCATACCACGTACTACAACAATATTGCACTGGACGTCCAGCGGATTGCAAAGGCTGCGGATTCTACGAACACTGTCCAGAATGTTTTCGAGGCATGCCATGTGACTGGAACCTAAACGAAGAGGGTGAAATAAATGAAACTGAGAAAGGCAACACTAATTGACTACGGAGTACCGCCGGATGACATACCGACATTACAAAGCCACTTGCGAAATCTTAGTGAAAGTGATAAATACAATCTGTTACAGGTATCTATCAAATATGCGCCCGGAATTGAATCACAAATCTATGACAGTATCGTCAACAGCATCGGCTATCGGACAATGGAGAAGATCAGGACAGTTCCTGCAACGGAGAATGACTTTTACGGCTACAAACGCAAGGTCATGGCGGAATATTATCATCTGGCCAAATTGATTGGCAGACTTTAAAAAACTTAAAAATTTATAAAAGTGGTAGAGAGCTAAAACTCCCCAGTGTGGTATTATATTTGTATATAACTGCTATACTGGGGACTTTTTTGAATTGAGGTGATAATATGGTGAACTTAAAAGCAGTTACGAGAAAACTCCAAAAAGCTATATTATCCACCGGATTAATCATAAAAATCGGAACATCGCAATTCTACAGCCATGAGCAGGAACGATTGATAACAGTAATAATTATATCAACACCTACACTTCACCTCACAAAAAGGGGTGAATGGAAAGATTGTGATTATGAAATATTACGAACTGCATCCCAGTATGATGTGGTCATGTGCCTAAAAGAAATATGGGAGGCAGTCAGAAAATGAGGATAGACAGAGGTGATTAGATGGACTTAACGCCTAAGCAGAAAGCGTTTGCAGATGAATATATAAAGAATGGCGGAAATGCATCTAATGCCGCAAGGAAAGCTGGATACTCTAATGGAATCATTAGAAACGCGACAAAAAAACTGTTGGAAAAAGGTTGCATTTCTGCATATATAGCCGAAAAGCAGTCTCTCATCGAAAAACAAAAAGGCACTGACATCATGTCTCTGGCAGAAATTCAGCAGCGCCGCTCCATGATCGCAAGAGGTGAGCTGACTGATTCATTCGGATTTGCTCCGGATTTCTCCGATCAGCTGAAATCCATGAATGATCTGGAAAAGACATTAAAGATTAAGCAAGAGCAGGAAGAAAAGAAAGCAGCAGAGGAAGCTGCTAGAAATGCGAAGCCGTATCACATGGATCTGTATAACATTCCTGATTGTTTCCATTGGGCCATTAGAGATATTCGAGATAAGAAACATCTGGAGTATGTATTTAAAGGCGGACGTGGCTCTACGAAATCAACCACCGTCGGAATGACTATAGTAGAGTTGATGAAGAACAATCATGATATCCATGCCGTGGTTTGCCGTAAGGTCGGAAATACTATCAAAGATTCTGTATATAACAAAATCAAATGGGCTATTGGAAAACAGGAATTTACAGAAGAATTTGATTCCAAGTTATCACCTATGGAGATTACATTAAAAGCAACCGGGCAAAAGATATACTTCCGTGGTGCTGATGACCCTGACAAGATTAAATCCATTAACCCTGAGTTCGGATACATTGGTATTCTCTGGTTCGAAGAGTTAGATCAATTCGCGGGACCTGAGGAAATTCGTAAGATTGAGCAGTCTGCAATTCGTGGTGGAAACCTTGCGTGGATATTTAAGAGCTTCAATCCACCAAAAACAATGAATAACTGGGCTAATAAGTATGTTCTCGAACCAAAAGAGAACAGAATAGTTCATTCATCAACTTACTTGGACGTGCCAAAAGGATGGCTAGGGCAGCCGTTTATTGACGAAGCAGAACATCTGAAAGAAGTCAATCCAAACGCTTACGAACATGAATATATGGGAATTGCGAATGGAAACGGCGGTAATGTATTTGAATATTTGGAAATCAGAGATATTACAGATGAAGAAATCAGTCACATGGACAAAATATTTCAGGGGTGTGACTGGGGATTTTTCCCTGATCCGTATGCTTTTATTCGTTTGTATTACAATCATAACACTGAAAAGATATATCTCATTGATGAAATTTGCGAAAATAAATGGAGCAATAGGAAATCAGCGGACGAGATTCTAAAAAGAAAATATGATGATTATACTATTACTTGCGATTCTGCTGAACCTAAATCAATCAATGATTATAGAGATTTTGGGCTCCCGGCAAGGGGCGCAATAAAAGGACCTGGGAGTGTGGAATATTCTATGAAATGGCTTCAAACAAGAATTATTGTTATCGACCCTAAGAGAACGCCTAACGCTTATAAAGAGTTTTCTAATTATGAATACGAAAGAGATAAGGAAGGAAATATCATCAGTGATTATCCAGACAAAGATAACCATTTGATTGATGCAAGTAGGTATGCAACAGAATCATTATGGAGAAGAAGGGGGAGCAGTGCATAATGAGAAAAAAATGTTTTGTTACGAATCCAAATGATACTATAAAAAATAAAATAGTTTCAAATGGGCAAGAAATCATTATAAGAACGAGCGTTTCCAAGAGTGCAATATTCTTAAAATATAAAGAATTTCTTACCGGTGAGGAAGGAAAATGCGGAGGATATGAGTTAGGCTCAATGTTATCAACACTCGCACTTGTAAACATGGATGGAAAAATCCTAGAAGTTCCCGCTGACTGGATAGAATTTGAGGACGACTAAATGGGACTTATAACAACACTAAAAAGGTGGTTTAACATGATTTTCAAAAAACAAGCCGAAGAGGACTTTAATATTCAGGCAGCAGAATTTCCAGAGATGGAATCACTGATTAACCGGTGCGCGAACATTTACAGGGGAGTACCGGAATGGTTAGATGATAAGAATAACATCAAGACGATTAATTTTGCTAAATCTGTATGTTCTGAGACTGCCAGACTTGCAACACTGGCGATCGGCATTCAGATTGACGGATCTGCAAGGGCGGCATGGCTACAGGAGCAGATTGATAAAATGTATTTCCAAATCCGGCACTGGGTGGAATATGGATGTGCTTACGGAACCGTGTTCATTAAGCCGAATGGCGAGAGCCTTGACATATTTACTCCGGCAGATGTGATGATTGTGGATTATGATAATCAGGAAATCAAAGGGATTATATTTAAGGATTCTTATACTGTTGGACGGAAATACTACACAAGGCTCGAATATCATAGATTTGTCGAGACCACCGTGGACGGAGTGACAACCTATCCGTACTACGTTTCCAACAGGGCCTATGTGTCAAAATCTCCTCAAAGCATCGGTGATAGAATCGACCTCAAACAGACCAAGTGGGCTGACCTCATGGCAGACACTCCGCCGATTCTCAAGGCAAACGGTGAGAAACTGGGCGGACCTCTGTACGGAGTACTGCGGACACCACAGGCGAATAACGTAGATATCAGTACACCACTGGGACTTCCAATATTCGCAGAAGCTATCGAAGAGCTGAAAGATCTCGACATTGCATATAGCCGTAATGCCGGAGAGATTTTTGATTCTCAGAAGATAGTTCTGGCAGATGATAGACTACTAATGCCAAGCGGTACGCCTGTATTAGCCATGTCGCCACAGGGTATGGAGAACAGACGAAAAGAAATGAACTTACCGCACTTTGTCAAGAACGTATTCGGACAGCTCGAGAAAGAATTCTATCAAGAAATCAATCCACAGCTCAACACAGATACCCGTATAGCCGGCATAAATGCCCTTTTAAGCCAGTTAGGGTACAAGATTGGATTCTCCAACGGGTACTTTGTATTTAACGAATCTAGCGGTATTCAGACAGCTACAGGAGTAGAAGCGGAACAGCAGAGGACAGTGCAGTTCATCAAGGACGTTCGAGATAAACTGGAATCCTGCCTGGACGAAGTTATCTATGCACTGAACGTTTATGCTGACCTGTACGGGCTTGCACCTGTCGGAGCATACGAGGTCAATTATGATTTCGGAGACATCCTGTATGTGCGTGAAAACGACCGTGCAAGATGGTGGCAGTATGTGACCACTGGAAAGGTTCCAGCATGGATGTACTTCGTGAAGTTCGAAGGAATGACGAAAGACGAGGCGGTAGCAATGGTCAAAGAAGCTCAACCAGACGAACCAACATTATTCGGAGAGGAGTAAAAAGATGGCAGATAAACCAGTAACGCGAGAAGAAAAGTACCTCGCATATCTGACAGGCGATTATACAGGCGAAATCCCAAAGCCGATCACGCGGAAAGAAAATACCTGTATAAACTCTGTATAGACGGAATCGGAACCAGTAAAGAAGCTATATCAGAAGCAGTTCAGACGTACCTGACAGATAAGGGCGTTGGGCTTAGCATGGACGCAGATGGATATGTGAGCTTGAAAGCAACGGAGGGAAATAATAATGGCTGATACATTTAAGGGAATAATCACAGCAGATGGGAAGAAGAGACAGTTGCCTTATGAAAACGTTCTCAAAACGCCTGTTTCTGATGAAACATTGTCCATACAGGGAGCATTTGCAGACGCCAAAGCAGCAGGTGATAAATTTAAAGAAGTAAAGGCAGAAACTGCTTCACTAAAGGAAGATATGGGTGATTTGTCTGTTGGAAACTATATCATCAGCCTAGATTACCATAGTGGAAAAATCAACCCATCAACTGGGGAAGAAGTTGCACCATATGACACAGCACGGATTTCTGAAAAACTCAATTTTGACAATTATGAAAGTGTAATTGTCGGAACAACTGCAAGTAAAGACTCAGACTATTGGTTATATATTTCAGCATTTGAATTTGATTCATCTGGGAAATATATCAAACAAATTGCAAATACACTTGATAAATATACTATAACTCCAACGAATGGACATTTATATGTTTTGCAATGGTGGTATGGTGGTAGTGATTTTAAAAATAGGCTTCCATATGCAAAGGTTTTGGCAAAGTCCTTGCTTAATAAAAAAGATAAAGAAAAAATTTATACAGATTTATCTCCAAAAACAGAAGCAAAACTAGATTTGCCGGATAAATTATTTATCGTAAAAGGAGAAAGCCTTGAACTGTTTAAATATGGGATGTACTACACTGATACTGAATTTATAAATAATCAGTATAATGTACGTGTTGTAAATATTGACAAATATACTACGCAATATGATGATAAAATTGTTATTTCGTGCCCTAAAGATTATTCAAAACCAATTTTACAAGGGGACAATGATTTAGCATTATTCCAATTGATTGACACTTACGGTAAAATAATTGAACAAAAGCGTGTAAAAATTTTTGTCGCTGATAAAGCTACTATATCAGATACTGATAGAAATATTATGTATCTTGGTGATAGCTTTACAGGCTTAGGATTCAGAACACAAGAAATTGCGAATCTTATCTCGCAAGAACCAAAATTATCTAATACAAAATTAATTGGAAAATTTATTGGACAGGGTAGCGGAAATAGGTTTACAGGAACAGGCGGTTACAGTTGGGCGAATTATACTGAAAACCCTAATACATTACCTAGTACGTTCCCAAATAATTATTTGTGGGATCCAGCCTATAACCAAATCAGTATGCAATACTTAGTAAACTCTTTAGGAGAAAGCCATCTGGAATATGCCGTTATTTTGCTAGGGTGGAACGACTACGAAAGTGGAGCGTTTGCACCATCTTTCAGTTGGGATGTTATGAAACAACGTGCCAAAAAAGTAATAGAAAATATTCATAATTATTATCCTACTTGTAAAATTATTTTAGAAAGTTATCACTATATGTATCCATTACACAGAAAGTCATATGGCAATGCATTACCACAAGTAAGACAAAACAAATATATTTATGAACTAAATAAATTTTATCAAGAAATTGCAAATGAATATGATTATGTTGAATTTGTTCAAATGTCCATTCAGATTGATGTACTTCACAATATGGGATTCGAAGAAGAAAAAGTAAATAAACGAAGTGAAGAAATTGTCAAATATTGCAAAGATGTTGTTCACCCAGCTGACATTGGTTTTTATCAGTATTCAGACGCAGAATTTAATGCACTGTTGTATCTTATGCAGTAATTAACTAAAGAGGGGACATTTCGGTATTACTAATACATATTAATACATACTAAAACACACCAAAAAAGAAGAGAGGAATTAAATCTCCTCTCCTCGCTTATCAAAATATTCATTTAAAGCTTGTCCAACAATGTCAGAGATACCTTTATCTTCCTTCCGACATTGTGACAGCAAGCGAACGTATTGCACTGGCGCTATATTTACTTTTATATCAATGCAAACTTCGCCTTTACGCTTATTTCTTCCAAACATTGCATTATCCTCCCTATTTGATTATTACATTGTATCAGATGGGGAGAATAATAACAAGAAAAGAGGTGATACACTATACTTAGTCCAGAATATTTGCGAAGAATTACAGAGGGCAGTGAACAAATAGCAGAAGAATTGCATCAGTATATCGTTTCTGAGATCGTGTCAAGGATGATGGCAAGAATCGGCAGAGGTGAGGATTATATCCTGACCAACGCCGATGCGTGGAGAATCAGGACGTTGCAGGAATCTGGTGAACTGCTAGAAGACATTCTGGCAGAATTATCCAAATATATCAAACGTGAACAACAGGAACTCCTTGAAGCGTTTGAAGATGCCGGAATCACTGCAATGAACTATGACGATAAGGTATACAAGGCGGCAGGATTAAGCCCTGTACCACTCGAACAATCGCCGGCTATGATAAGACTCATGGAGCGAAATATGCTTGCGACTATGGGAGAGTGGAAGAACTTCACAAGAACGACTGCAAGTGCCGCTCAAAGGCTCTATATTGAGCAGTGCGACCTTGCATATAATCATGTGATGTCTGGAGCAGTTGGGTATACGCAAGCCATCAAAGAGGCGGTTAATAATGTTGTGAGTGACGGTGTTATGGTCACATATCCATCCGGCAGAAAAGACACGATTGAAACAGCAGTTGCACGTTCTGTTAGAACTGGTGTGGCACAGGCTACGGGAGATATATCCCTAAAACGTATGGAAGAAATGGACTGGGATTTAGTTCTGGTCAGTGCTCACATGGGAGCCAGAACAGGTGACGGCGGTGAGAATCCGGGAAATCACTCATGGTGGCAAGGCAAGATATACTCTCGTTCTGGCAAGAGCAAGAAATTTCCACCGTTCTCATTGACCGGATATGGAACGGCAAGTGGACTGTCAGGGGTCAACTGTCGGCATAGCTTTGGCGCAAGTGACGGGGAATTTAATCCCTATGCAGAACTATCAGCGCAGGATAAAGCCAACAAAGGCAAACAGTACGAAAAGGAACAACGACAACGTACTTATGAACGAAGAATCCGCAAAACAAAGCGTGAAGTCCTTGGAATGCAAGCGGCGGTTGATAACTGCAAGGACGAACAGGCAAAATTCGCATTACAGCAAGACCTTGACCGGAAGTCTTATCTTTTGCAGAAACAAAATGCTGCATACAAAGATTACTGCAAGCAGAACGACCTGAGAGAACTGCAAGACCGACTTATGATTGCGAAGTGGAAACGCCAGAACGCCGCAAAAGCCAGAGGAGCGGCAAAACGATATAAAACAGCAAAGGGGATTGACTGATGGACAGATGGGAATATTACAATCCGAATCCTGCCGGGAATCGAGTTGGAGATTGTGCTGTCCGGGCAATATGCAAAGCAACCGGTTTCGATTGGGAAACGGCATTCACCGGACTGATGGTGCAGGCGTGTGCTCTGTCAGATATGCCAAGCGCAAATTATGTCTGGGGCGCGTATCTCTATAAGCATGGATACAGACGCAAGCTGATTGAACAGTCAGAACGATATATCTATACAGTCAATGACTTTTGCACAGATCATCCGACAGGTACATATATCCTCTGCATAGATGGCCATGTGGTGACAGCGCAGAACGGCAAATATTTCGATACATGGGATAGCGGTAATGAGATCCCGGTATACTACTGGGAAAAGGAGTAGCTAAATGAGCATACAGGAATTTATTCAATTGTTTCTTTCAGTCTGCGGAGGAGTGTCCATTGTTGGAGGTGCAGCAGCTGTAATCTTTAAATGGATTACACCGGCGTTCCGACTCAATAAGCGAGTAGAGACACTGGAAGAACATGATAGACGAGATTATGAAAGTCTTCGGAGAATTGCAGAACGAGATTCATTAATTCTGGAAGTATTGTCGACCATGCTGGACAGTCAGATCAGCGGCAACAATGTGGAGGAATTAAAAAAAACAAAACAGAAGCTTACAAATTATCTTGCACAGAATCAACGTTAATTGCATTAATAAGGGGTATGCTCATGAAGTTATATGTATTCACTAAAAAAGATATAGACAGGTTCTTGACAGAGTGTAATTTTACACCGGATGAAGAAAAACTGTTCCGGCTGAGATGTAAGGAATATACGCTTGAGTACTGTGCTGAACAGATGAATGTGAGTATATCAACAATAAACAGACTTAGTAAACGGGTAAATAATAAAATAATAAAAGTTTGCTAAAAACAGTTACGAGTTGTATAATATAATTAGGGGATAGGTTTGGCCGCCGAAAAACGTAGAAATGCCTTGCTACGCTTCCCCCTATAACAATTCAAGGCGTATTACGAAAGGCGGTAATACTATATGAGAAAAGCAGAGGATTTAGCTGGTAAAAGATTTGGAAGTTTGGTAGCAATTTCAAGAGTGGAAAATTCTGGGACTAAAACCAGATGGTTATGTCGTTGCGATTGCGGAAATGAAGTTGTAACTTTTAGCACTCGTTTGAAATCAGGAACTAAAACTCACTGCGGTTGCAAGTCGAAAGGAAATATTACTGGAAAAAGATTTGGAAAATTAATCGCAATAAAGAGGGTCGGCAAAGATAAGTATGGGGAATTTTTATGGGAGTGTAAATGCGATTGCGGAAATCATAAAGTATGTACGTATCAGATGCTGACGCAAAACAAGGTAAAAAGTTGCGGTTGTTTAGTGAGTAGAAGAAACTTCACGCATGGATTATACGGAACTCGCATACGTGGAATCTATTATAAAATGTTAAATAGATGCAATTGCGAAACAAGCAAATCATATGATAACTATGGAGGTCGTGGAATAAAGGTTTGTAAAGAATGGTCAGGAGAAAAAGGGCTGATTAATTTTTACAAATGGTCTATGGACAATGGATATTCTGATGAGTTAAGTATAGACAGAATAGATGTAAATGGCGATTATTGTCCAGAGAATTGCAGATGGACGACACCACTTGTCCAACAAAACAATAGAAGAAATAATATAAATATAGAACATAATGGAGAATCGCATACGTTATCACAATGGTGCAGGATGGCTGGCGTTAATTACAAAACGGCATTAAGAAAATATCACAATAATGTACCGCTAGATATTATTTTGAAAGTTAAACGATAGTTTTATGGCAGGAAAATGAAATAGTTTTCCTGCTTTTTTTATGCAAAAATATAACCAGAAAGGTGGTGCATAAGATGGCATTATATAACAATCCTTATCAATATAGTTTTGGCGTTCCGGGGCAGATGAATCAGTTCCAGCAACAGCCTGTCCAGATGCCAGCTCAACCAGTACAGCAACCCCAGCAGAATAACAATGGCATCCTGTGGGTATCTGGCGAAGTTGGCGCAAAATCCTATCTAGTAGCGCCCGGGACAAGTGTTTTGCTGATGGACAGTGAGAGCGAAAAGTTCTACATAAAATCCACAGACGTTTCCGGTATGCCACAGCCGTTACGGACGTTTGAATACCACGAGGTGGGCTCTCAGATGCCGCCTAAACAGACTGTTCAGAACATGGACAGTAAGTACGTCACCAGACAGGAATACGACGATTTAAAAGCTAAATGTGACGCTATAGCAAGTCGATTAAATTCATTTTCTGAACCTGTTAGAGCTAATACCGCACAGGAATCAGCAGTCAAGGGAGGAAACACAGATGAGCAATCCATTATTTAACGCACTTGGTGGTGGGATGCCACAGGGAAACGGGCCAATGCAGATAATGCAGCAGTTCATGCAGTTTAAGCAGAATTTTAAGGGAGACCCAAAAGCAGAAGTTGAGAAGATGTTACAGTCTGGGAAAATTTCTCAGCAACAGCTTAATCAGGTTCAGCAGATGGCAGGGCAGTTTCAAAACCTGCTAAAAGGAATGAAATAGTACATTACAATCTGGCCAGATTGATGTAAATACACAAAAAGGAGATTATATTATGGATGGAAATTATAGCTTAGCAGATATTGCCGCTGCTACTGGAAACGGTAGAAATAATGACGGCATGTTTGGCGGAGATGGCAGCTGGTGGATTATTGTTTTATTCATTTTTGCTTTCTTCGGATGGGGAAACAACGGCTGGGGCAATAATGGCAATGGCGGCGGATATGCAGCCACAGCAGCTACTCAGGCAGATATTCAGAGAGGATTTGACAATTCCGCAGTAATCAGCAAGCTTGACGGAATTAACAACGGTCTCTGTGATGGATTCTATGCAGTGAACAACGGTATGCTTACTGGATTCAATGGAATCAATACCAACATCATGCAGACCGGTTTTGGAATCCAGCAGGCTATTAATGCCGACACTGTAGCGAATATGCAGAATACAAACGCTTTACAGGCACAGCTCGCGAACTGTTGTTGTGAAACCAGGGAAGCTATCCAGGGCATAAACTACAATATGGCGCAGAACACCTGCGCATTGCAGAACACCATGAACAGCAACACAAGAGATATCATTGATAACCAGAATGCAAATGCGAGAGCCGTTTTAGACTATCTTTGCAACGAAAAGATTTCTTCTCTTCAGGCTGAGAATAATGACCTCAGACGCGCTGCTTCTCAGGATCGCCAGAGCGCATTACTCACAACTGCAATGGCTTCACAGACACAGCAGCTCATTAATGCAATCAATCCAGCACCAATTCCGGCATATCAGGTTCCTAATCCAAACACATATTACGGATGCGGATGCAACACCGGATGCAATTGTTAACAACTTCATATCGAGAGTATCTTTCGATTGATTTCGGATGTCGGCTTATGCCGTATTACACAGAGGGGCAGGCTGAGACCTGTCCTTTTGTGATATGAAAGGAGTATTTTTATGGCAGAATTTACAAATGTGGCTGCTCAGACTGTAGCAGCAAATGGAAACGTAGTATTTTCAAACACAGCAGTTAAAGGTTCTAACTGCATTCAGCACAGAGAGGGAAGTGGAATCATCACTCTAAGAGGACTGACTAACCAGTGTAAAGCGAGATTCTTCGTGGATTTTTCTGGTAATATCGCAATTCCAACAGGCGGTACTGTCGGAGCTATTTCTCTGGCAATTGCAATCTCTGGCGAGCCGGTTCTTTCTTCCCAGATGATCTCTACGCCGGCGGCAGTAGACCAGTATAACAATGTGTCCTCTGGCATCTACATTGACGTTCCTCGCGGATGTTGCGTTAATATCGCAGTAGAAAACACAAGCGATCAGGCGATTTCTGTTGCGAACGCAAATGTTATCGTAACCAGAGAAGCGTAGGAGGTGCAGTTATGAGAGATATTAAGGATTTATGTGCAAGAATCGAAGACGAGCTTTCCAAAATCGCTGATAGCGGGCTGACCACTGGAAATCTGGAAATGACGTACAAGTTGATTGATATGTACAAAGATATCAAGAACACGCAATACTGGGATAAGAAAGTGGAGTACTACAACGCTGTCCTTGATGAGATGCGCGGTGGATACAATGACGATTACAGCGAACGTGGAAGAAAACGTGATAGCATGGGGAGATACAGCTCAAATGATGGCAGAATGATGCCGGATTACGACCGGGGTAGTTCTTATGCCAGACGTGGTGAACATTATGTCAGAGGACATTACAGCCGTTCTGACGGACGAGATGCCTACGATGACTATATGACGCAGAAACAGAGCTATCGTTCCGGCAAATCTGAGGACTGCAAAAGAAAGATGCTTGCTGCTCTGGAAGAACATCTGGACGAACTCACTACAGAAATGAGCGATATGTCCAAGGACGCAGAGTGCCGAGAGGAACGTGATCTTGTCAAGAGATATGTAGAAAAGCTCCGTGATATGCTCTAAAAACACAAAAGTGGTAGAGAGGTAGTTGAAAGAAATCTGTTATAATGTAATTGTGCAGCAGGAAGCACAAATAAAACGGTTGTTTTGACATTTTCGTTTTAATCCTCCTTTCTTTAATTTTTGTAGCTGGTGCGCACGCTTTAATGGAAAGTTAAACAGGTTCGAATCCTGTCGTGCGTATTTGTCATCTGGCACGCAAGATGGCTCACCTCCTTGATTAAGGTTTTTGTTATTCATACTTTTCTTTTAAAAAAGAAATAAATATCCGAAACAACTCGTGGCAGGCATGACACGTTAAACACCTTGCTAACCCGGGAATCCGGGTTATGTGGAATGTACGCTAGTGGAAAACTGACAGAGTCGCGCTCTGGTCTCCGGTTCGATTCCGGGCGTTCCGCTTTAATCTGCTTAGAGTTAAGCTGTTTGTATACAGGCGGTCTATGTCTCAGGTGGGTTTACGCTATAGCGAAAAAGGTGAAACTCAACTCAGTTTTTTTTAACTGTCCGTTACAGGCGGCATGGAATGTAGCTTAGTGGTAGAGCAATGGCATTGTAAGCTATGTGCCGTAGGTTCGATTCCTGCCTTTCCGATTACCCTGCCAGTGGTCTAACTGGCTTAATCCATTACCTGCGGCGGCAGGTCAATAAACACGACCAGGAGGATGTTATGCAGAAACTTATTGACACTTTAAAATCATTTGGAATTGAAATCCCGGAGGATAAACAGGCAGATGTAAAGAAAGCACTTTCTGAGAATTACAAGAACGCAAAGGAAGTAGCGAAAACTCTGTCAAAAGTTGAGGGAGAACGTGATAACTGGAAAGAACGTGCTGAGACAGCAGAAGAAACCTTAAAAGGTTTTGACGGTATCGACCCGGCAAATATTAAAAGCGAGTTAGAGACTTGGAAACAGAAAGCAGCAGATGCAGAGAAAGAATTCAATGCAAAAATCTACGACCGTGATTTCTCAGATGCTCTGAAAGCGGCACTCGATGATGTTAAGTTTTCTAGTGAAGCGGCAAAGAAGTCTGTTATGGCGGACATTAAAGAAGCAGGATTGAAGCTGAAAGACGGTAAAATTCTCGGACTGAACGACCTGATTCAGCAGATGAAGCAGTCTGACGCATCCGCTTTTGTGGATGAATCTCAGCAGCAGGCTCAGCAGAATCAGGCAAGATTTACCACTCATGTTGGACAGCAGCAGACGCCGGGAAGTATGACCAAAAAAGATATTGAAGCAATCAAAGACCCGTCCGAGAGACAGGCTGCAATTGCTCAGAATATCCAGTTGTTCCAGTGATTTTTTACACCGACTATACGCCAGAGTATAGCCGCTAACCCAATACCTTAACAATTATGGGTAGAAAGGATTTTTTATATGGCAGCAAAAGCTAATCTTATTATGACTAATGATATTCAGGTCACAGCACGTGAGATTGACTTCGTTACCAGATTCGAAAGAAACTGGCAGCACTTACGTGATATTCTGGGCATCATGAGACCTATCAAAAAACAGCCGGGTGCTGTACTCAAGTCCAAATACGCAGAGGGTACTTTGCAGAGCGGAAATGTTGGTGAGGGTGAGGAAATCCCTTACAGCAAGTTTACTGTAAAAGAAAAGATCTATGCGGAAATGACTATCGAAAAGTACGCAAAGGCTGTATCTATCGAAGCAATCAAGGATCACGGTTATGAGAACGCTGTTCAGATGACTGATGACGAATTCCTTTTTCAGCTTCAAACTGACGTTACCGGCAGATTCTATGATTATCTGAAAACCGGTACACTTACTTCCACAGAAACAACATTCCAGATGGCTCTGGCGATGGCCAAGGGCCGTGTAGAAAACAAATTCAAACAGATGCACAGAAATGTGACTGGCGTTGTTGGATTTGTCAACATTCTGGATGTATATGAATATCTTGGCGCGGCTGAAATCACTATTCAGAATCAGTTCGGTTTCCAGTATATGAAAGACTTCATGGGATTCAATACTATCTTCCTGTTATCTGACAGTGAAATTCCAAGAGGACAGGTTATCGCTACTCCTGTTGAGAACATCGTCCTGTACTATGTAGACCCGAACGAATCTGACTTTGCGAGAGCAGGTCTGGTATATACCGTATCTGGCGAGACAAACCTGATCGGATTCCATACTCAGGGTAACTACCACACAGCAGTGTCCGAAGCGTTTGCGGTCATGGGTCTTACTCTTTTCGCAGAGTACATTGACGCAATTGCAGTAATTACCATTGACGAGACACCTACACTCGGTGCTCTGACAGTAACTTCCGTAGCAGGTTCAACAACCGGAAATACAAAAATCACTGTAAATCCGGCTAAGGAAAATGCCAACAACGTATATAAATACAAAGTTGCGGCAGAAGCAGTAACTGTCGGATATGGACAGAATCTCAGAAACTGGACTACATGGGACGGAAAAGCTGACATTAAGGCAGCAACCGGACAGAAGATTACAGTGGTTGAGTGCGATGGAACATACAAGGCACTGAACGCCGGAAGTGCAAGCGTAACAGCGAAATCATAAATGTAGGAGGTAACTGGCATGGCTTATGCAGATTATGATTTTTATACAACTTCATATTTCGGTTCAGTCGTGCCAGAAGCCGACTTTCCACGGCTGACAGAAAGAGCCAGCGATTTCGTGGACACAATGACATTTGACAGGTTGGTGGACGGGCTGCCGGAAAACGAACGCTCACAGAAGCGTATCAAAAAGGCGGTCTGTTCATTGGCTGAATTAATGTATCAGCTGGAACTTGCCGAGAAAAATGCAACTTCTTACGCCACCATGAACGGATCTTCTGTATCAACCAGACCTGGCGAATATGGTTTAGCAACAGATGGTGATGGAAACATTCAGTTAGTAAGAGGAGCATCAGCAGAAAACAGCAAGGTAAATGCTCAACTTGCATCTGATACAAGTGGCAATGTTCAGCTGATAAACAGTAAGGAAGATTCTGGTGATAAGAACACCGGAATCGTAACATCTATAAGTTCTGGCAGTGAATCCATCTCTTACGCCACACCTCAGCAGATTGGAGTAAGTACAAAGGAATGGAGCGCAGTGTATGCCGCCGCCGGAGATGTACAGAAAACGAACGACTTACTTCTTAAGACAGCTTTTCCACTTCTGATGGGAGTAAGGACAGATGATGGCATACCGATATTGTATGCGGGATTATAAAAGGAGGCAAAGATGGAAGCATTATTTACAAATGTAACTCTGATTCTAGCAGTAATCAGTGTTTTGGCGTTTTGCGTGTCTGTGATTACACAGGTGATTAAAAATGTTGGATTCCTGTCGAAAATTCCGACAGATGCCTTGGTGCTTGTGCTGTCTATCGGAATTACTGTAGCCGCTTTTGTGGCGTATATGCAGTATATCCATATGACGATCTTGTGGTACATGATTTTAGCAGCTATCATGGCCGGATTTATTGTGGCATTTATTTCCATGTTCGGATGGGAGAAGATTACGGAATTGTGGAAACGAACGTCCAAGGTTGACGTGGATAAGCTGAAAAATAAATGATTAAGGAGAGGGTATCATGTATTCATCTAAAATTACACTTTTCAACTATTACGAAAGTGCCACAACTGGAGATGCGTACTGGTATCCTCATGTTTTATCCGGCGTTGACCTTATTACGGACAAGGGGGCAATCCTTAAGAAATACGGACCAGGCGCAACAGACAACGCACAGTTACACATCCATTATACTGTCCAGAATGGCGATGTAACCATTGCTGACAAGAATGGTAAGATTCTTCCATGGGCGCCGCCTAAAGAGTGGAAACAGCAGATTAACAACGCTTTGGAAGATACTATCACATTCTCAGACGAATCGTTCTTCTGGGAAGGTGAGTGGACTGGCGGAACGGTATCTGATGGTGATTATCGGAGCGGATTCTATCAGTACATGAACGAGAACAAGGATAACGTGTTTAAGATTACCAGTGTAGGTGGTCCATATACACTGATTCCACATTTCGAGATTCTAGGTAAATAATATGAGTAAAATTCATCATTTCAAAGGATTCTCCGTAGTTGATGGAGATATGAAAATCAAACTGAATATGGATAGATTTTCCAGACAGTACCAAGAAGCCCAGTACCTCCTTGATGGAATGGTAATGGACGGCATGGTGCCGTTTATGCCGATGATTACCGGAAATTTCATCAACCAGACAAGAATTGAAAGCGCATCATTGCAAGGAACTGGATTTGTGTGTGCTGCGGCTGCTCCTTATGGACGTTTTCTGTATGAGGGAAAAGGAATGGTTGACGAATCAACCGGAAGCCCTTATGCGAGACGTGGAGCAAAAAAAGTTCTCGTTAGTCAGTTTTCTGGTCAGACAGCTGCAAAGGAGAATCTTGAATACACCAGACAGGCGCATCCACAGGCACAAGCCCATTGGTTTGATGCCGCAAAGCGACAATACGGAAACACATGGATTCGTAAAGTAAAAGCACAGGCAGGAGGTGGCAGACATGGCAGATAAACCCATCGGAAAAGATGCAACTGGATATGAGATTCTGACAGATGCCATGAAAGCACTTCTGAACCAGTATCCGGGACTGTATGAAAATGAAACAATCAAATTTGAGGAACTCGGCAAAGAATCCGGAATTGCGTTCTCAGCGGACAACGGGGCCTTGATTTATTCGGAAAAAGAAGATGTTTGTGGCGTGATGCACCAAGTATGCCAGTACCCATTTTACGTGGTATACCGAACAGCATCCGACAAGGAAAGGCAGAAGTTATCTGTTCAGAAGTTCCTGGATAATCTAGGTAAATGGATATGTCGAGAACCAGTTATTATAAACGGCTCTGAGACACGTTTAAATGCGTTTCCAGAGCTTTCACAGGGACGAGTGATAAAACGTATCACCCGTGATAACTCTTATGGTTTAGAACCACAGGAGAGCGGCGTACAGGACTGGCTATTACCATTATCGGTACGCTACGAAAACACTTATGAAGTAATATAACAAGCAACAACCGGCTATCAATTAGAGATAGTCGCTAACCTACACAGCCTTTTAAAAGTTATAGGCAGAAAGGACATTTCTATGCCAGTTACAGGAAAAATTGACCGTAAATATATGGCTCATTACATCGATGCAGGCTCCCTCTGCGGAGGACTGACACCGAAATATGAGCGTCTTGGCAAGGATCTGGAAGAGTACAATGTAGAACTCAATCCAGATACTGAAACATCTAAAAACATTCTTGGAGAATCCACATTCAAACACAATGGCTATGAAGTTTCTTCTGACGCTGATCCGTTCTATGCAGACACTACTTCTGATCTGTTCACAGCATTACAGAAGATTGTAGATGGACGTCTCAAAGACGACAACCTCAAAACAAAAGCAGTCGAGGTTCATCTCTGGACAGAAGCCACAGCAGGCAAGTATGAAGCATACCAGCAGGATTGCTACGTTGTGCCGACCTCCTACGGCGGTGACACATCTGGTTATCAGATTCCATTTACCGTGAACTATGTTGGAGAACGTGTAAAAGGAAAATTTGATATCAGTTCCGGTACATTCACAGCTGACAGCGAATAAGCGCATATACAAGGAGGGCACGCCAAATGGCAAAAATAATTAACACCAAAATTGATGATGGAATTCTCATTTTTACATTCACAAACAATGAAGACGAAGTTTTTTCTTCTTTCAAGCTGAATCCAACCGACATTAATGTAGCAGCACGTGCAGAAGAACTGACAGAATATTTTGAGCAGCTCAAAGATTCCATTCAGAAAGTCACTTCCGGCAAAGAAATGGCAGAGCTGAATAAGCAGATTGAGGACAAAATCAACTACCTGCTCGGATATGAAGCATCAAAAGACCTGTTTAAGGAACCAATCACAGCAACTACTGTGTTCGGCAATGGTCAGGTATTCGCTTATATCGTTCTGGATAAGATCGCAGAAGCAATTGCGCCGGAAATCGAAAAGAGAAAAAAGAAAATGCAGGCAGCAGTCAATAAGTATACGGAGAAGTATACAAAATGACCGCCTATGAGCTTCCCACCTCACTCAACATCAGTGGGGTGGATTTTTCTATTAGAACGGATTTTCGAGCGATCATTGATATTCTGATTGCCATGAACGACCCAGAGCTGGACGAACAGGCGAAAGCAGTTGTTATGCTGCAGATCCTGTTCGAGGATTGGCAGGGTATACCGGCTGAGTGTCTGGATGAAGCTTGTCAGAAAGCGTCGGAGTTCATCGACTGCGGACAGTTGGACGATAATCCAAACCACCCAAAAACCCGTTTGATGGACTGGGAACAGGATGGAGATATGATCGTTCCGGCGGTAAACAAGGTTGCCGGAAAAGAAATCAGAGCCGTACCGTATATGCACTGGTGGACATTTTTTGGATATTTCATGGAATCTGGTGAATGCCTTTTTAATACAGTGGTTGGAATCCGGTCAAAAAAGGCGAAGGGTGAACGGTTGGATAAATGGGAAAAGAAATTCTATCAAGAGAACAAGAATATTATTGATATAAAAACACGTCTCAGCGAAGAAGAGCAAGCTTATAAAGATAAGCTGAATGAGATGTTGAACCTCAAATAGTTAGGAGGTGGACGCATGGCTGCTGATGGCTCAGTCATTATTGATACCAGAATGGATACGACCGGTGTTCAAAATGGCGTATCGACTATAAAACAGTCATTTAACGGCCTTGGAAGTGCTGTAAAAAAAATCGGTCTACTGATTGGTGGGGCTTTTGCAGTTGGTAAGTTAGTACAGTTCGGAAAAGAGTGTGTGGAACTTGGCTCTGACCTCGCAGAAGTGCAGAACGTGGTCGATGTTACATTTACCACCATGTCCGACAAAGTAAATGAATTCGCAAAGAACGCCATGACTTCTGCCGGACTGTCAGAGACAATGGCAAAAAGGTATGTCGGTACATTCGGAGCAATGTCTAAGTCGTTCGGATTCTCAGAAGCACAGGCTTACGATATGTCAACAGCTCTGACACAGCTAACTGGTGATGTGGCATCATTTTATAACATCAGTCAGGACTTGGCTTATATCAAGCTGAAATCAGTGTTTACGGGCGAAACGGAAACACTCAAGGACCTCGGCGTGGTAATGACCCAGTCGGCACTTGACCAATATGCACTTGCAAATGGCTACGGCAAGACCACATCTGCAATGACTGAACAGGAGAAAGTTGCTCTCCGCTTTGCTTTTGTGCAGGAACAGTTATCGGCTGCATCTGGAGACTTTATTCGTACTTCTGACAGCTGGGCGAACCAAGTGCGAGTGATGCAGTTACAGTTGCAGTCCCTCAAGGCAACAGTCGGACAAGGGCTGATTAATATTTTTACACCTGTTCTGAAAGTAATCAATATTCTTCTCGGCAAACTGGCGACTCTGGCAAACGCATTTAAGTCATTCACGGAGCTTATTACTGGCAAGAAATCTTCCGGTCAAACGAGCGGAAGTGGAGCGGGTCTTGCCGGAACAGACGCGATCGCAGATACAGCGGACCAGTATGGACAGGCGGCAGATAATGCAAAGAAACTGGCGGATGCCACGAACGACAATGCAAAAGCAACAAAAAAAGCGAATAAAGTAACAAAAAACTATCTTTCGTCACTTGATGAAGTTCACAAAGTCACATCTACTGGCAGCAATTCATCTTCCACACCATCTTCATCTGGTGGAAGTGGTGGAGCAGGTAACAGTGGCCTTCCGAGTTCAGTTGGTAATGTGGACTACGGCAATCTCGCAGAAGGCGAAACCGCACTTGACAAGATTAGCGATTCCGCAAAGAAACTTGCCGACCTTCTCAAAAAGCTCTGGAAGCCATTCCAGGACGCATGGAAAAAAGAGGGCAAGAATACCATTGATGCGGCAAACATTGCTTTATCAGGAATCGCAAAGCTTGCCAAGAGTGTAGGTAAAAGCCTTGTAGAGGTCTGGACAAATGGCACAGGCACAACGATGTTAGAAACCATGCTGAGGATTGCTCAGAATGTGCTTAAAACTATCGGTAATATCGCATCTGGTTTCGCTGATGCTTGGAATAAGAACAATGTTGGAACACAGATCATCCAGAACATTGCAGATGCCCTTGTGGTAGTTATGCAGTTTGTTGAGAGGATTGCAGAGGATACAGCGGCATGGGCGGCGAACCTTAATTTCTATCCTCTACTGGAATCTATTAGTAATCTGACCAGTACATTTGCGCCAATTCTGGAATCGATTGGAAATGTTCTTGAATGGATTTACAACAATATCGTTCTTCCGATGCTTAAATGGGTGATTGAAGTAGGACTTCCGACAGTGATCAATCTGGTATCGGATTTGGCTGGATTCTTTGCGGATCATCAAACAATTATTGAAGCATTCGGCGCAGCTCTAATCGGAGCGTTCGCGGCGGCGAAAATTGCAGGGCTAGCGTCAAGAATAGCAGGAAGTATAACGACAGTAGCGAGTTTTATAAAAGGCCTTATTGCACTTATGACTGGTTCTAGCGGCATTATGGGAGGAATTAAAGCTATTGCAACGGCTATCGGACCGGGCGGAATTTTTATAGCAGCAATAACGGCTTGCATTGCAATTGGCGTATTACTGTACAAAAACTGGGACAAGATTAAAGAAGTTGCAGGGGAAGTATGGGATTGGATTAAAAATAAAACATCAACATTTGTCAACGCTATAAGCTCTAGTCTTAAGAATCTCGCATCTAAAATTGTGACGATTTGGGATAATGTCAAATCCAGCGCATATCAAAAATGGACTGCAATTTGGTCAACAGTAGGAAATCTTGTTGAGAGAATTAAAAACGGTATAGTGGAAAAATTTACATCAGCCAAAAATAAGGTTGTCGATATATTTGGCGGAATTAAAGATACCATTCGAAAAATATTGAACAAGGTCATTGGCATTGTAAATAGCGCAATTGGAACTGTCAACAGTGCGATTGGTGGAATTGAATCTGCATTTTCTTTTGGCCCGTGGGAAGTGCCTACACCGTTCGGAAAGAAAACAATCGGATTTAGTGCAACATTTCCGAGAGTGCCAACAGTACCTTATCTTGCAAAAGGTGCGGTTATCCCTCCAAGATCAGAATTCCTGGCTGTCCTTGGAGACCAGAAACAGGGCAATAACATTGAAACACCAGAAGCACTGCTCAGAAAGATTGTTCGCGAAGAATCTGGCGGGCAGCAGAGTGGTGGAAATTATCGTTTTACTGCTCAGATTAACCGAAGAACAGTATTTGATGAAATTATCGAAGAAGCAAAGTTAAGACGTGATACAAGCGGTAGAAACCCGTTTGAACTGGCATAGGAGGTGGAAGCGTGGCAACTATTCCAAAAAGCATAACAGAACGATACAAGATGAATGGGGCTTCCATCTATCAGCCAGATAAAGATATGGGATATAACCTCGAAACAACTTATTCAGAAGGTAGTAACCGCACGCAGTTCGGAAAAGCGTTGTTAACTCCATTGTTTACGGTCGAACAGTATAGCTATGAAGCATCAAACGTTCCGGTTATAGAGGCAAATAAAATTCTCAAGGTTATCGCAAAAGGAAAAACTTTCAGTTTGTATCATTGGTCGCTTTACCACATGGCATGGAGAACTGATCCGTTTTATGTTGGAAAAGCAAGCCTAACTATTGGAGAAATTTCGCCAGACTTAAAATTTGTATCAAAAATATCTTTTAATATGCAGGGGGTGAATCCACTTGATTAATGTATCTGATGCGTTCAAACAAAAACTACAGGACGGAGAAAGAGTCTGGCAGGAAGTGGAAATCACCTTTCCTGACGGAACTGTAAAAACAGTTAAAAATGAAATCATGGGTGAAAACTGCACCTTTTCCGATTGTGCAGAAAGTAGCAGCTTTCCGATTGGCTGCGTTGTTTGTAAATCCATGACATTGGAGTTGGACAACACTTCCGACCAGTGGAAAAACTATAATTTCTACATGGCAAAAGTTCATGCGTATCTTAAAATGCAGACCTCCGTAGCAAGTCCGGCTGCAACAGATGAATTGCTGGATGAAAACGATGCCCCAATTCTTGACCAGAGTGGCGGTGCGATTCTGGCAACAAAACCAGCGACAGAAGATAGAATTGAAACCATTGATAAAGGTATTTATACAATTACGACACCAGAACAATATGGCGAAATCCTTAGTTTTACCGCTTTGGACGATATGTATAAAACGAACGCAACTTATATATCTCATCTGGTTCTGCCACAGTCAATAGAGACTCTTGTTAGAGATGCGTGCGAGACTCTTGGTATTCCGTCAGAAGTATCCATGACTCATGGAAATCTGATTGTGTCAGAGATTCCGGAAAACATGACGTTTCGTCAGTTGTTCGGATGGGCAGCAATGCTTGAGACTGCGAACGCTCGCCTGGACAGCAGAGGATACTTGCGATTTATCAGATGGGATTTTTCCAATATACAAGAAGATTATAACGCAGTAGTGGACGCTGATGGAAATGTAGTATTTAAAGGCGGCGCGAATATTGACTCAGAAAGTTTTATCAGTCCGACAGGGAACTGGATAATTGACAATGATGGATTCTTGACGCTGATCGAATCAGCTACTGACACATCTGAAAAACTCAAAGACTTTTTTGAGAGTCCGACTGTATCCAGTGATGATATTGTGATTACTGGAATCAAGCTAAAAAATAGAGAAAATGAAGCCATGTACGGAAGTACAGGATATGTTCTTGAATTGGAGAACGACCTTGTTGCGGATTCGGACTTGAACACGGTAGCTGCTCAAATCGGTGATTCCATAATTGGAGCCAAATTCCGTAACATGTCGGGAGAACTTGCATATAACCCACTCATTGAGTTTGGAGATATGGCATATACTTATGACCGCAAGTGGAACAGATATATAACTCCGCTGACGGACGTTTCTTGTTCCGTTAATGGAAAAACTGCTGTAAAAACTCAAGCCGACGACCCGATCAGAGGAATGAGCAAGTTCGTTTCTGATGGAACAAAAGCCATTGTTGAAGCAAGACGGCTTGTCAAGATTGAAAAGACTGAACGAGAAAAAGCAGTGGAACGTTTGGCTGGAATGCTTGCATCTTCTGGCGGGCTGTATATGACAGAAGAACCGCAGGAAGACGGTAGTACTATCTACTACATGCATAATAAACCGACTTTGGAAGAATCCGATATAATCTGGAAACTAACGGCGGAAGCATTTGCGGTGTCCGTTGATGGAGGAAAAACCTATCCTTATGGGTTTGCGGTAACTGGCGAATTAATAACCAGACTGCTCTATGCAGAGGGCATCAATGCAGACTATATCAATGCTGGTACTTTTGTTGTCCGAGACAAGAATGGAAAAGTAATCTTCATGGCTGACATGGAAACCGGTTCCGTTAAGATTGATGCAAGTTATGTACAGATTGGCGGCTCTGCTCTCGATAAAGCACTTGACGATATGCAAGGGCAGATTGACGGGAATATTGAAACATGGACTGGAAAGGACGAGCCAACACTCGATAACTATCCGGCAAAGAATTGGCTGACCGACGAGGAAAAAAGTAAGCATGTTGGCGATGTGTATTACGATTCAAAAAATCAGGGATACCGATTTAGAAATGATGGTCAAGGATACGGCTGGCAGATGGTCAAAGACACTGATATCACGAAAGCATTGCAGGATGCTGTGGAAGCAAAAGAAAGTGCTGCTAATGCAGAAAAAGCCGCTGCTCTTGCCCGAAATATGACTTTGCAATTATCCAACGATATGCAGACGATCACATCCGATGCAGACGGCAACATTCCGACATTTCCTACAGTTGCAACAGCGGCAACCGTCATGTATGGAACGCAGGACATCACAGATGATTGTAGTTTTACAATCACAAAATCCACAAGCGTAACTGGCTCTTGGAACGATGTGACACATGTTTACAATGTTACAGGGTTAAATTCCGATAATGGCTGGGTGGATATTAAGGCAACGTACCTGGTCAATCTGGCAATAACAAAAAGATTCACAATTTCTAAACAGAAACAAGGTAAGCAAGGCATACAAGGCGTTGGAAAAGACGGAAAAACTACTTACCTGCATATCAGATATGCGCCAGTACAGAATCCTACTGCTAGTCAGATGACTACTGTGCCAGACAATAATACAGTATATATCGGCACATACAGTGATTTTAACGGAGTTCCTAGCACCAATCCATCTGCTTATACATGGGCGAAATTCAAGGGCGACCAGGGCGTTCAAGGCCCGCAGGGCGAGCAAGGCGAAAGAGGAATTCAAGGTCTGCAAGGAGAAAAAGGAGATCAAGGAATCCAGGGCAAAAAGGGTGAACAGGGTGTACCGGGCAAGGACGGTACGAACGGAAAGACATCTTACTTCCACATCAAGTACAGTGCCGTAGAAACTCCGACATCTGCCAGTCAGATGACCGAAACACCAAACACGTATATCGGAACATATGTTGACTTTGAGGAACAAGATTCTGTCGACCCATCGAAATATACATGGTCAAGATTTGAAGGAATTCAGGGAAAACAAGGAGAACAAGGCATCCCGGGTGTAGGAATTGATGGAAAGACAAGTTACCTGCATATTGCTTACGCTAATTCCGCTGATGGTAAAACGGACTTTTCAATTTCGGACGCGTCAGGCAAAACATACATCGGTCAATACACGGACTTTGAAGTGAATGACAGCACTGACCCAACGAAATACACATGGTCATTGATTAAGGGCATGGACGGAAAAGATGGCAAATCCTCATACACATGGATGAAATACGCAACCAGAGCGGACGGACTTGACCTGTCAGATTCGCCTGATTATGTGCCACTTCTGGACAGCGCAGGGGCATTTGTTCTTGATTCGAACGGAAACAAGATATTCACGGCAACACAGGCAACTTACATCGGTATTGCTACGAATAAGGATACACCGACAGAAAGTGAAGACCCGTCAGATTATATCTGGTCAAGATTCAGGGGTGTTGATGGATATGACGGAAAAGATGGTGCACAGGGCATTCCGGGAAAAGATGGAGTCGATGGAAAAACTCAGTATACACATCTTGCGTATGCGAATAGTGCTGATGGAAAGACCGATTTCTCTGTAGATGATCCAAACCGTGAGTACATCGGAATGTATGTAGACTTCGCAGAAGAAGACAGCACAAACCCCGAGGACTATGCGTGGTCACTCATCAAAGGTGCAAATGGAGCACAAGGGGTACCCGGAACTCCGGGCAAAGATGGAAAGACGCCATACCTCCATATAGCCTATGCCAATTCCGCTGATGGAAAGACAGATTTCTCTGTAGACAATAGCGTAGATAAACAGTACATTGGTCAATACACGGATTACACAGAAGAAGACAGCGCGAACCCGGCTGATTACAGCTGGACAAAAATAAAAGGAGAGCAGGGAAATCCGGGACGCACATATTTTATCGAACTTTCTTGCAGCACTTTAAAAAGAAATCCTGATGATTTAAGTGTAACACCGTCTTCTGTGACAGCTTATGCATATTATCGAGACGGAAACGGAGAGAAAATAGCATATGCAGGAAGGTGGAGGATTCAATATTCATTAGACGGCAACAGTTGGACCAATATGGGAAGCGCCGCAGAAGCAAAATCAGTTGCAAAGGTGTTTTACTCAACAGACAAATTTAATTTTGTACAATTTGTATTGTACAGAAGCGGCGGCTATACAGAAGTTTTAGATACGCAAAGCATTTCGGTACTAACCGACGTTTCTGAATTGACGCAGGAACAGATTGTAAAAATTCTTTCAGCCGATGGCGCATGGAAAGGGTTGTATTACGATAATGGACATTTGTACATCAGCTTCGATGCGGCATTAGGTGGAACACTGACGCTCGGTGGCAAAAACAATGGGAACGGAAAACTCAGCATACTTGATGCCGATGGAAATGAAGTTGGACACATTGACAATACAGGTGTTAATTTCACCACGGGAACATTCTCAGGAGAGCTTAAAGCCGCGTCAGGAACGTTCAAAGGAGACATCACCGGAGCATCGGGAACATTCTCAGGAAAACTCAGCTCCAAATCCGGAAGTCTTGCCGGATGGACGATTAAAGATGATTGCATCGAATCAGCTGACGGTGGAATCAAAATTCGGTCAGATGGACATATCCAAATTGGTAATGTTGTGCTTAATCAGGCGTCTGATTTGAAATCGTTACAGGTCAAATACGGTATGCAGGTTCATGCGCGAAGAGGTGTGGGAGAATTCGCAGATGGTTCGGGCGAATTTAAGCTAATTGGCATCGGCAGCACATCCGCGAATTATAACAATCTCTGCATTGCAAGTAATATCGTATCAAAGGTTTCGTCATCCTCAAAAAGGTACAAAAACCACGTTCGGGACATGAGTATTGAAGAAGCCGAAAAACTTTTGGATGTTCCGGTTGTGTGGTTCAAGTACAAGGGCGGATATCTGATGCCGGGTGATCGATTCGAGGGAAAACCACTTCCGGGATTCTACGCAGAAGATGTATACGATGCATTCCCGGAGGGCGCAATGCTCAACGAAGACGGGCAGGTAGAGGACTGGAATTACAGAACCATGATACCAGCAATGATGAAACTGATACAGAATCAGCAGGAAACTATTAACAACCTCACTGAGAGGATAGAAAAATTAGAAAAGGAGATATGATTATGGGACTTTGGACAGATTACACAAAAAAAGACACACCGGAGGATAATGACACATTGATGCTTTACGACGCGGCAGGAAAGGCGAACAAGCAGACACTTTTCAGTGGCTTTTGGAAGTGGGTGGCGAAGAAGCTGAAAGAAGCAACACTGTCGGATTTAGAGACCACGAACAAGACTATGATTGGAGCTATTAATGAATTAAATAGTAACCCAAAGGCTCAGTTTGGCACGACAGCGGACATCGAAGTAACAGGCAACAGTATCCAAACAATAGATGTTACATTTAAAAAAGCTTTCAAATCTGTACCTACAGTCTTATGTTCTCTACGAAGTGGAACAACTAATCCGGTATACGGAAGTATAAATGCATTTGTAGATTATTCATCTGTCACTAAGACTGGATTTACCATAAAAATTGCAAACAGTTCTACATCTAGTGCAGTTTTCAGACCATCTGTTTCATGGATTGCAATAGCGTAGATTTTTGCAATTCCCACAAGTATGTTTCATGAAAGGAGTTGACAGAATTGGAAACCAAAGGAATAGATGTCTCTGCCTGGCAGGGACAGATCGACTGGAAGACGGTGGCAGCCTACGGAATGGATTTCGCCATCCTTCGGATCACAGAAGCCGGAAATGTGATCGACAAATATTTCGAAAGAAATTACACAGAATGCCAGAAATATAACATCCCAACAGGCGCATATAAATACTCCTATGCAATGACCATCGCAGAGATCCAGAGCGAAGCCCGTAAAGTGGTAGATACGCTAAACAATAGAAAAATTCAGTATCCAGTCTTTTTGGATCTGGAGCATCATAACCAAAGAGTTCTCGGATCAGAAAGTATACATAAAATGGCTGATGCATTTCGGGAGATCATCGAAGCAGCAGGATATAAATTTGCTATCTACTGCAACGTAGACTGGTACGAGACTGTGATCTGCAGTCATCTGAAGAAGTATGATTTCTGGATCGCCAGCTACCCGGAAAACGATGACGGATGGCTGCAGGAACGCCTGCGCCCAGACTTCGGAGTAGGATGGCAGTACTCCAGTAAAGCAAAGATACCGGGAATTGCTGGAACGGTAGACAGAAACGTGTTCTACAAAGACTATGTTGCACAGAAAGGAGGAACAAACATGGATAAAGCAATTGAAAAAGTTATAATGATCGCCAAAAATGAAATTGGATATTTAGAAAAAAAAAGTAGCGATCAACTGGACGACAAAACCGCAAATGCAGGATCAGCCAATTACACAAAATATTGGCGCGACGTTTACCCAGGATACCAGGGAAAGGCATGGTGCGCCTGCTTTGTGAGTTGGTGCTTTATGAAAGCATTCGGATTAGAGACTGCAAAGAAACTTCTTAAACACTGGCCATATGTATATTGCCCGACATTAGGAAACCTTTTCACAAGGAACGCAAACCCGAAAATCGGTGATATTGTTATCTTTTATCATAACGGTACATTTACCCATACCGGTCTTGTAACTGCTGTGATCGGAGACAAATTTTATACCATCGAAGGAAATACCTCCGGAGCATCCGGGATCATAGCAAATGGCGGTGGTGTCTGCGCAAAGAGCTACTATAACAGCAAGCTTCCGGGGACTAAGTTCTGTACACCAGACTATTCACTCGTCACATCTTCCACAGAGACAACCAATACAGAAGGAGGCAGCTATATGTTCACACCGGAAACCGTAAAAGCAGGAGACAAAAACACATCCGTATTATTGCTTCAGGAGATTTTAAGAGCTAGAGGATTTAAGGGAAAAACTGGCAAAGCCCTGAAACTCACCTGGAAAGCAGATGCCAACACTATCTATGCCCTGAAAGCCTATCAGGAATCCAGAAAAGAGGTTCTTGCCGTAGACGGCGTATGCGGACCCGCGACTTGGAAAGACTTGATTGCGATCTAAAAAGCATAGGTTTAAGCCCCAAGGAATTTGTTTTCATGGGGCTTTTAAGTTATATTGCATCAGATTCGGAATGATAAGAATATTCTGGTTAGTCACAAATTAGTCACAAGTGAAGACTGGAACACCGCATAAACAAAGGATTTTTTAAAAAATTCATTAAAATTAAATTATTGAAAATGCTTTTTCAAATTCTCCTGTAAAATGCGTAAAATCCAGTAAAACAAAGGCTTTACAGACTTTTGGTAGAATGATTAAGACGGTTTAAAAATGGTAAAAAGTGGAACGGTTAGTCACAGTTAGTCACAAACGGAACTTTTATTTTCTCTATTTCTTCCCGGAGTTCTTCCAGTGTTCTGTGACCGTATACAGCGTTCGTAACATCGTTTCCAAACGAATGTCCTAACATTCTCTTCCGGTCGTTCTCTCGTACGCCGTATCTTTCACACAGGGTAGAAAAGGTATGCCGACAATCGTGCGGCGTGTGCTTCGGGTTGCCGACTATTCCTAAACGTTCCAGCGTAGGATAGAACAACGCTTTTCTGTGGTGCTGCTGAGTACACACGCATAATTTCCCACCTTGTGTCAGCACTTTCTGCTCAACAAAACGGTACACAGCTGGATGTATCGGAACGATTCTGTTCTTGCCCGCTTTTGTTTTAATGCCGCCCTGGAAGCACTTATCCTCTAGGTTGGTTGTAAGTTTTAGCACTTCGCCAATCCTCCATCCAGAATAACACATGATTAGTATGAGTTGCACTTCTGGATCATCAGCGTTGTTCCACAAAATTTGCAGTTCCTGGTCAGAAAAAGGTGTGCCATGCTCCGTATCATTATTTGCGTTAACTTTTACGTATAAGGCCTTGTTTTCTGATACGATTTCTGAATAAATGGCATACTTATACATTTGCTTAAAGAGAGTTAAAATAATCGCTTTGCTCTGCTTTTTAAGAGTGCATTCATCTATTACGTCTTGCAAGTCAGGGGCTTTTAAATCTTCAAATGTGTGATTGTACAATGTTTTACAGTTTGAGTAAGCTGTTCTGTATGATTCCATCGAACTATAAGACGCTTTTGTTCCATCTGGAAATTTCCATGCGTAGAATTGTTCATATACCTCTGAAAACGTCAATTTGTGCGTTTCTGGGTGTTTTTCCTCTGCACCCTTAAACGTATTGTAGTCTGACAGAATACGGCTTACAAGGGCGTCTGTGTCCATTGTAGGGGTAATCTCAAGTTCTTTTTCCATCCCTGGCTTGTACGTCCCAGCTTTGTAAGCTGTCAGGACAGCGAATCCTTTCAGATAGTCGTCAACGTAGCAGATCGCAGGTGGACGGATCACTTTTCCTGTTGCGTCAATCGTTGCCGGCGGGTGTACTGCATAGCAGTTTCTTCGACCCTTACCGAGATAACGTATAGACCCGAAGCTATTCGGCAATTTCGGGTATTTCTTTCTTTTTGCCATGATCTTCCTCCTTGTGTAAAAACAGCCCCTGCTGTTTAAGCAGGAGCGGTTCTTTTTAACGTGAATTTTGTACAAATTTCTCTAGCTGATTTCTGTCCCACAAAAGAACCTGATTTACGGCAGCTAATTCCTGAGCAGATTTTGTAAAAAATCGGTTTGTCAGAACTGCAGCAACGTGGCAATGATAGAATGTCTTTCCAGCAAACGCCTCCTGTACTGCTTTGTTGCCAATGTCCTTAGAATAGCATTTACACTGTATTCCGTATTTTACGCCGCCTTTTTCAGCTAAAACATCAATTCCTTGATCTCCGCTACCCTGTGTTACGCTGACATTATAGAAACCATTGTTTTTAAGCAGGTCTGCACAGTAGTACTCAAAGTCGTGTCCTTCCATTGTGTCATAGACCGGAAGTTGTGGCTCCGGTACCGTGGGCGGATTAGGTATATCTTCTGATGTCCAATTAGGAGCAGGAGTGTAGTTATCATGGCTGTATGATTGTGGAATAATTGGTTCAACATCGTCAGAGTCAGTAGAATGTGCTCTGATAATGCTTGAAAAAGTGCCGAATATAGTAGAAATAATGGCACACGCAACAGCTATTAGTATAGCACCGGGCACAAACATGACTATTCCCGCAAAGATTCCTGAACCTATTTCAACAGCATCCCGAGTGCTGCTATTTGCCAAACCAGTTACAGTAATAAATGTCATAAATACAAGCCATAGGAATGTAAGAAATGCTGCAAGCTTGTGTTTTTTATAAAAATTAAGTACGTGCTTCATATAGTCCTCTTAAAGTTTTACTTCGAATACCCGTCCGCATTTCTTGCATCTGAATGTTTGTTTGCCCTTTGGCTTTGTGTTGACAAGAGTAAAAGGGTGTAATGGATTCAGGTTGAGAGTTGTTTTCTGGTTGCCCGACAGATATTCAACGTCAGTACTGCCGCATCCAAAACGTGGGCATTTGATTTTCTTGGCCATATTGTTATTCCTCCGTTTGATTATTCTTGCGTATCTTCGCTGTACATGGCGAAAGAATCATTGAAACTTTCCCAGTCAGCCTTATTTTCTGCATAAGTTGATACAGTCTCTTCGCCAGTTGAGGAGTCTTTGACTGTGACTTTATAATCAACATCTTTTTCAGCCACCCCGTTTACCTGCTGATATACCGGAGCTGTAAACAGTGCGATGTATCCAATGAAGAGTTCAGATTGTGCTATATTAGTAGTAGCAAGATCAATTTCGAACTCAGTCATATCATTATTGTATGTGATGTCCTCAACGTTTGGATAATTAGTATCGTCATCCAGGATATCTTTGATATAATCATCAAAATTGGATTTTACGGCCTTTTTCCATTCTTTTTGCTGCTTCTTTGTGAGAGTGTAGGTGGTAGAGCCATCCTCATTGACAACAGCTTCCTTTGCTTCTGGCACTGATGAAGTATCATCATCTTCTTCAAATCCGTAGTTTGGGACAGTAACGGTAACACCCTTCCCGCCTGCCAGAACCGGAACAGAAGAAGTCAAAGTAAATGTAGCAGTCAGGAACATTGCGACAGCCTTTTTCTTATTCATAGAATTGTTCCTCCCAATAGCTTTATTCGCCACACTTCGCACTTTTCATGCGGATTATGTATTTTGTACCGCTGATTTTGCAATATTATGTAAAGTACGGTTATTCGTGGTATTTTTATTTTATCATTTTGAGAACGCGTTGTAAAGATTTAGAATGAAATAGAGTGATTTAAATGAAAAAGAAATGTTTTAAGTGTTTTGTACTTCTCTTGTTGATCTATAAGGTATTTAGTCTTGTACATACCCCACAAAAGATAATTTCTAACAATAATCAGAAAGATATGCAGATAGTTCATTCGTATATAGTATACCAGAACCATTCTGTCCAGAAGTATCCGCATACAGACGGTGGCGGTGGAAAAGTCTGTAATCTCGCATTTTATTTCTGCGAAAGCGTATTTTCCTTTGTGATTGCGGAATTTGTCTTTATAGTATTAAAGGTGCATGCATATATCTGGCAGTTGCCAAGGGCAAACATTAGTGATATAATAGCAAAAACGAACGAATGTTCGGTTATATTTCCCACAAACCGGACATATACTGTAGTGTAGGCGGTAGTTACAATAGGGAGGGTTATTATGGATTATAAGAAAGAGATTATTGAAATGATAGAAAAATGTGATAATGAGGGCAAGTTAAAATTTGTCTATACGATTCTTATCAAATATCTAAAATCAAAGAAGCAAGGGGATTAACCCTTGCTCTTTTTATTTAGCGATGAAACTATTTGTTTTATTGCTTTCTTATCTTCTTTATCGAGTGCTTTGTATTCCTCGATAAAATCTAAGATGTCAGGTTCTGACATAAGATTTCCAATTATGGTTGCATAATCGTCATCGCTTTTAGAACCCATGAGGTATGTCGGTGTTACTTCCAGAGCGCCGCATAGAAGTTCAATAGTGTCCATGTCTGGCTTGCATTTATCTTTTTCCCAGTCACTAATTGAATTATGCTTTGCATTGATTTTCTCTGCAAGTTGCTTCTGGGTCAGCTTCTTTGCCGTTCTGGCTTGCTTGATTTTCTCACCAAATGTCATTATCGGTTCCTCCCTTCATAACTAATAATAATATAGAAATTTCGAACTGTCAATAAAATAATTTCGAATTTCTCGAAATTTATTCTTGACATTCGGATATTTCGAAGTTATACTGTAATTGTTCGATGAAAACGAAATTCAATTAGAAAGGAGAAATGAAAAATGTGCGTTGGTAAGAAGATTAAGTCATACCTTGAAAACAACGGCATAACGCAGACATTCGTTGCCAACAAAACTGGCATTCCTGTTCAGAAACTTAATCTTTCTCTTAATGGAAATCGCAGATTAGATTTCGATGAATACGAATTAATCTGTGGGGCATTATCTGTTGGGACTGACAAGTTTCTTGAACCGAAGATTCCAGAACGAAAGGAGTAAAAAACATGAAACGCCATCCGATTATGGAATATGTGATTCCAGCAATTGTAGCAAGTGTGGCAACAGTTTTAATCCGTTTAGTGCTAGGGTGGTAAGAATCGAAACAATAATCGGAATAGCCACATCTTTCAATAACAACTTTTTAAATTCATGTTTTCTTTCAGCAATATAAGATTTTCCCTGTTCGGAAATCGTAATGGAGAGAGTTTTTCCTTTTACATATCTGACCTGACCGTCTTGATTGATTCTAGGAAAAGATTCTCTATTAACAAAAATCAATTTTTCTTCTTCGAGAAAACTGGAAATTTTGATTTCATTTTCCGAAAGAGAAGAATATTCAATTTTTTCTTTGTTTGAAAGATATTTCAAGAAATTAAATTGTTCTTTATTGAGATACACAATATCACCTCCCATCTATAGGGAGTATATCACAAGAAAGGAGTAAATATATGAGTAGATCACTTGAAAAAAGGATTCGTTCATTGGAAAGAAGAGCTGCCAGTCTTGAATCGCAACTTCAAGACTGGCAACAAATTATTTTTTCTCAGCGTCCGAACGTCCGCCCTGAATCACTCTTAAATCAGGCGGCTCATGATGCTCAGTCAGGTGCTCATATTCCAGCATTCCGAATGAATCTAGGTAATCGAACATTATTTGAACAGAAGACTGAATAGATGTATTTACGGCATTTCTGATGATTTGGAATTGCTCTTTTGATATGCAAGGTTCGTCTTCTGGCAGACCTTGTAACAGGCTCTGAGCAATATTGGCAGAATTTTCAGCCAGGATTCTTTCAACATCAGAGTTAATAACCGACATAAATTCATCGTAAGTCATTTTTAGCACCTCCTTTCATAGGAGAGTATAGCACGAATTAACAAGGAGGGGAACATGAGCGAAGTTAATACTTACATCAAAGAAAATGCAGAAGTCCATCAGTTCGCCGCAGAGGTTGCGAGAATCATATCTGGTATCCCACAGATGCCAGAATTCTCATCAGAGAACATGACGGTAGCCGATGCAAGTCAGCTGATCGGACTTCCTGCAACATCAATTAGAGCAGGAATTGTGTATGGATGGCTTCCAATCGGAACCGCTATCCAGAATAACAAGCCAGCAAAAAGCCTTTCCGGTGGCCGAATCACATACATCATAAGCCCTAGGAAAGTCTATGAAGTGACTGGTCATGTCTGGAAAGGCAAGGCTGCTCTTAATAAGTGAGTGCCCCGGAGGGAGTCGACACCTCCACCCCGGAGCTTTGCACCCACTAAAGCACCTTAGTGGATAGATACATTATAGTTCTCTATCTGCTAATTGTAAAGACAAAAAAGAATAAATAAGGAGAAATTAGCTAGATATGAGTGAAATTAGAAACGAAAATCAGCCAACATGGGCTGACATCGAAGTAGCACTTGCGACTGAAATTGTCGAAGAAA